ATTATTTTTACTCCAACCACTACTTGAACGAACAACAGATACAAATTTTCCTTTTACATCATTATCAAAAGATAGTGGCATATCAGGATTCATACTAAGTGATGTTCTTTTTATCACTATCATCGGTAAAATTATTACACCGTTTTTATCTCTTAGTGTTCCTCTAGCTTTTATAGACTTCCATCTTTCTTCATTACCATAAAGAACAGGTACAGAAATAGTTTCATTCTGCTCTCTTACCTTTGGTTTCATTATGTTTCGGATATGTTTTATAACTGCCGTATCAATTTCTTTAACACCAATAGAGAATCCCTTACCAGCATTTTGACCACCTGGCTTCTTAATGACTACTTTAGAATTACCTTTTTCACTTCGAATACTTGTTTGTTCAGCACGATTTACATTTGACTCGTATCCAGCATTATCATTTGTTATTGGTTTAATTGCCACGGCGTAGTTTCCTTAGTTTATCTAACTTACTCTCTGATGTATTAGCGTACTCTTCAGACTTTAATCCTTTGGTAGAAGCTTTATCAATTGCAATTTGTTTTTCAATTGGAACATCAACTGCTCCTAAAGTTATGTTCTCCTTCTCTCCATAAATATTACCTTGTTTCAGTAAATCTATTATCTCATCAAACTTATCAGCTCTTGGTTCTCCATATACATTCTCAATGGTTTCTTCTACTGCTTCTTCTACCCTAACAGGTTTTACATGATGTGACCTACGAGGTTTCATAACAAGGGTTTTATCTAACAATTGAACGGCCATTAT